CCTCCCCCCATACATCGAACGCCCGACCTGATTGCCGGGCGCACGGAGTAACGGAGAAGGAAAAGGGCGGCTCGTTAGGGCGAACCGCCGGAAAAGCCCGTCTTGCTCCGTCGCTTTTCTCCACTTACATTGTATCACAGATCAAGTGGGAACTTCAAGGAACTCTTTGCTATAATCTGTAAGGCTCGACCGTGCATTTTTGTCACGCCTCGTCGAGAATAATGCATGCGATCTGCGATCTGTTCCCATGTCTTGCCGTTGATGTACCGTTCCAAGAGCAGCGTGTGATATGGTTCAGGCATTCGACTGATGGTGCAATCAATCTCCGCTTCGATCCGGCAAAGCTGAGTGACCTCAGCAGAAACCTTCTGCTCGGTATCCACAAGCTCAGCAACCGCAGCGTCCAAAGCAATTCGGTGTCCGTCTTCTGTCCGAAGCTGCTCGCACATTGCCCGCAGCTCAGCAATGTGATCGCTGAGCGCATTCTCACGGCGCTTTGCATGAGTGTACTGCATCAGATATTCTTTCACTTTCTTCGGCGTCATTTCCCTGTCTCCTCGCTGATCCGATTGAACTGCCGGCTGATTTTCTGGACAATGACAGCATTGATATCCTTATCAGATATACCGTTCGCGAGCCGGATCTGCTCGATCATGATCAGGCTGTCTGCGATCTCTTCGGTGACATGTTCCTTGTAGTTGCTCTTGCGCTGGTCCTCTCTGGCCGCCAGCAACAAGATCAGCTCGGACAGCTCCTGCACCGCCTGGACTTCCTGTTTTTGCTGCCCGTAATGATTGAGAATAATTTTAGCTGACGTATCAATTCCGATCATTGCTATTCTCCTTTTCCAATCCACAGCGTTCGATGTCCGCCCACCACAGAACGCGCAGAACCACAAGCGCGACCGGGCAGGCCATTGCGATGACGATTTCTCTGTTCCAGACCGCGAAAACAAATGCCCAGCAAATCAGCAGAAACAGGATCGCAATGCAGACTGCGGAGACTGCCTTAAATATTTTCATAGTTGATTTCCTCGCGTCCTGTAAAAACGCGGCTCCGGAACCGAGGCGGCTCGAAGCTGCATTTCCTGTGCCAGTCCGCTTTCTGTTTACTCTCAGCCTGCTGCCGCTTCGAACGATCAAGCTGTGCCTCGTAGGCCGGAGCGCTTTTGTCCGGCTGGATCGTGACCATTTCAGTCATTGTCATCCTCCTTTGGTGTTTCGGGTAGCGGCATCCAAAACGGGACATCCGCAGGATGATGCCACATGTTTGACGAAAATCCAAAGTAATCTTCATCAAGTTTTGCCACGAAAAATGCTTTATGGTGCTTGTCATATATCAGAACAGGAATGCCAACTTCCGGCATTCTCTCGCTGCACGGAATACAGCGGTTGACGGCTGGAATGTCGTTTATTGCCCGGTATGCCTTTTCTTCATCAGCTCTTGAAAATGAGCTTGCAATGATGTCATACTCTCCGAATAAAAGCATATCTTCAAGCAATCCGATTACGTCAGATCGTCTTATCAAGTCAGCCATTGTCAGCCCTCCTGTTCCATGTTTCGCATGCTCTTTTCATGCTATTGTGTTTCATTGTTCCGATCTGACATTGTGGACAGTATACACGATATACATAAATTCCGGCGCTGTTTATAAATGTCCTTTTTTCAGGTTTTCCACCGCAAAACGGACACGGTTTCAGTTCAGCCATTGTCAGTGCCTTCCTCTCTCATGTCTGCGCCGCAGTTCGGGCAGAAATCGGATAATACTTGCGTATCATCATAATCGTGTATAGCTTCTTTTCCGCAGCATGTGCAATAAAATTCAAGATCAGACGGAATCACACATGCATTATCTGTTTTTGATCCAAGTTTCCACCGCCCGCGCTTCTGCTCTTGTGACTGCTCCGTGCGGCTGTTCCATTTTTCAGCGGCTTGTTCCGGCGTGTGCCCATACGTAAATATAACCGCCCTGCATTTATCTCCCTTGCACTCAGTAAAAAAGCTGTGTTCGCTTACCCTGATTATATCCGGCTTTTCTCCGCAAAACGGGCAAGTATTCAACTTGATCTTAGCCATTGTCAGCCCTCCTGTTCCACTTTTCAAGCGCAAGGCGCTCATAATATCCGTCTGTATGTAAAATGGTGTCTTTGCCATAGATTTTGACTGTTTTCTCTTCATTTCCAACCAGACCGCCAACCGTGCCACCACGAGCATTGCAGGCAGTACACCGGATATGATATGTTCGGTATTCTGCGAAATCTCCAAAACCATTTCGCCAGACTTGGCGTTTTCTACTTTCACACCGGACATTTCCTTTTGCGCCACAGAACGGACAAGCCTCTGCAACCACATCACGAATAAGCATCTTCAATCGCCTCCTTTTTTCATGTATATAAGTGCATATTTTACGCATTCGCCTTTGTCGCATCCATACGACTCTAATCTTCTTTCGCATTCATTGCACATCATGTACGGAGCAAACCATTCCGCAAGCTCCTCGTCCGTCATTGCTCTGATCCGGTCACCATTGGTCATCGGCTTATCTTCATCCGCCTTCCGGTACTTGCAGCCGCGCCGCGGGTTCCAGACGAGCAGCCCGTCCAGCTTGCAAGTGCAGCCGTCTGCATCCCAGTCACCATACCGGCAGCCGTGGCAGCCGGATTCTTCGATCTTAGGCATTGTCAGTATCCTCCCTCATAAAGCATCATCCCGGACAATATTGTCATATCTGTTCCAGTATAGGTTTCACGGCGAAGCGCTTTCAGGAATGCGGCAAAAATGATTTCATAATAATCAGGAATTGTTTTCATTTTTCATCCCCTTTTTAGCAACAAAACGCAAAAGTTTGCATTTTTGCTGCGAATTGATAAAAACACAGCAACCAAGCGAAAAATCGAAGCTGTGTTGCACCAACTTGTAATATAATGCATATTATGGCACCAATTTGTTTTTCACCATTTGACAGTCTGATTGACAGCGTCTTTGAGCTGCTCCTGAGATCGTTTCAGATATATCCTGGTCATGTCGATTGACCGGTGCCCGAGGATATCTGCAAGCAATGCAATGTCCGGATTTTTCTTGAGGAATTCCAGCGCGAAGTAGTGCCGGAAGCTGTGCGGATGCAGCACTTCCTTCGGGATACCATACCGGATGCCGAGCCGGGAGAGGCTATTCCGGAATCCGGCTGTGCTTCTGATCGGAACCGGCTCCTTATACTGCCGAAGATTCCCGCGGATCACCTGATCAGAAAGCGACAGATCGGCAAGGTCAGCCCAGATATCCGTGACCAGGGATGCCGGAAAGTAGATCGTCCGCATGTGGTCCTTGGTGTGCATCGTGATCTGACCGTGCTCGATGTCGCTTTTCTTAACTCGCAGCGCCTCAGAGATCCGCATACCGGTCTTTGCGAGCAGCAAAATATTGACAATCCAACAGCGACGGCCGTCCTGATCCAGACCGCGCAGGAGCTGATCAAGCTGCTCCTGCGTTATGACATTCTCAACGCATGTCTTTGTCGGCATCTTGACGGTTTTAAGCCGCACCGGGATTCTCGCATACCGACAATAGCACATCAGACCGGCAATTCTGAGATTGACGGTCGTCGGCTTGTACCTTGCAAGCTGCTCCTGTTTCCATTCGATCAGGTTCCCTTTGCTGATCTCATCGAATTTCCGCGCATACTGCTCTACAGCCTGGAGATAACTGATAACCGTGTTCCGTGCCATTTCTTCTTCGTACAAATACTGCCGGAAACCGTCAATGTCGATCATTGCTTGCTCCTTTCTTCGATCTTCACTTTGCCCAATCCGCGAGAATCAGATCATAGTCACATTCGGCAGGCTCCGCCGGTTCACGCGGACGGTACGGAACCGGCTCACCGTCAGCATCCACACGGAAGATATCTGTTCCGCGGTGATCGTAATGCGGGCAGCGGTTCAGGCGCTTGGCTTTTGCGGCTTTGTAGAATCTTCCGCTGCCGTTACCGCCGCAGGCAGCATTCGCCTCGCAGATAAAATCCGTACCCTCGCCGTTGTAATCAAATGCATTCCAGCAATATCTGCAATACTGATTCATTCGCTGCTCGCCTCCCTGAGCTCCTGTTCCAGCACACGAACACGATCACGCTGGACCGCAACAAGCTCGCGCAGCCGCTCGATCTCCTCCTGCTGTGCCGCGCAGAGCTGCCGGGCAAGAGCGTTTTGCTCCCGATTCTTCCGGCGAAATTCTCTCATCCATTCCGCCTTCTGCTCCCGTCTGACCTCTGCGGCGCACCGGCGGCAATACTTCGTCCGAATGAAGCTGTACCAGTCATCCGTCGAGATAAGCGTTCCGCAGCGCGTGCAATGTTTCGTCAACTTCGATCGCCTCCCCTCTCCGGTCAGCGTCGATTTGTACACGGTTTCGCCTACTGCGTCCGCGCTCCGAGAGAACTGCGCATTGATGCGCAAGGTCGTTTTTGAGGTCGTGGATTTCACGCTCGCTGATCTCGATCATGCAGGCCGTTGCTGTGTTGTATCCGTCGCAACCGAACGAAATCTCATGCCGCCTGTCATCTCTTCCGATCCACTCGATGTGCAGCATCATGATATCCTCGGCAGCGCTCTCCTGCATGTCGGTGACCAGCTGCTCCGCCTCTGCGATTGAGTCGGCGGTCTTATTGGCGATTGCAAGCTGCTCCCTCACCGTGAGATACTCAAAATCATCCTCCTGCTCCGAATCTTCGTCTGCATGTCTGTTGCGCTTGACAAGATAAACAACCGCTGCAATCAGCAGGAAAAGGTAAACGATACCGAGCGCGCCGTCATATCTTCTGCTGTCCGTGTCCGACATCATCAGGCACAGACTCATCATTTCGATAAACATAAACATTCTCCTTGTTATCTCTGTAAAAATCTTTCTTATCCATCATGCAGTCTCGCATCAGCGAATAGCTGTGCAGCGTGCATCCGGTTTTGAAGCTCCACCTGGAGCAGCTGATACATTTGGTTGCGGGCAAGCTTACACCTCCCTGATCCGGATGCCGTACTTGTGCAGCATCAGCTTCCGCTTGATGATATAATCCGTCGTGCGAACGCCTTTGGTATCCTCAACGATACGTTTTCCGTCCTGCCAGTAAACGAAATCTGCGATATAAACAACGGATTTCTCGATGCACTTCCCCTGCTTCGGCTGTCCCTTCCGCGGCCCTTTGCTGTATACTGCGCCTGTCTCCTCGTACTGTGCGGGGACAAGCTCGAACGGCACCTGCATTTGCAGTCCGATGATCTCGCCGGCAAGCAGGAGCAGCTTTAATTCCTGATATCGCTGCGCTTCTTTCCGGCTGTCAAAGAGAATGCCGTCAATGTTGACTTTTCGATTCCTGTACTTGCTCATCACGAACCTCCTGACGGTAAGCCCGCACCGTAAGGATCCATGATCTTCGCATAGGTTGCATCGTCAATGCTGCTGTAACAGCCTTTGTTTGCAGAAGGCTTCGCCGGAGCAGCTCGACTTTTGAACTCTTCCTCCTTCTGTTCCCAAAGACGGAAAGCTGCCCGCCAGTCTTTGATCGGTTTGCCTTTTCCCTGAATCCAGCCGTTTGCTGTGTAGAAGTCAAAGAATCGCTGCGGATCAATGCTGCTATGCCGCTCCTGACAATATGCTCGCACTTCATCGAGAGAAGGCGGAGTAAATTGCGAGCGCGTGCTGCGCGGCTTGTCCGCGCTTTCCTCACACTCCTTTTCGTTGTCGTTGTCCTTGTCGTTGTCCTTGTCGTTGTCCTTGTCTGATGTATCACTAGGATATCCATACCGTATGCATACCGTATCTATAACGTATTTTTTGAATTCTGCTGATTTGATGTGCTCAGCTGCTCCGATAATCGCACGGAGCAGCTTTTCCGACTTGGTCCAGTTGTACTTGTGCCAGTTCACAATCAGCACTTCCTTGGTATCCTGATCATAACGGATAACCTTGTGCGTTTCCTGCATCCGCTGGATCAGGCGCAAGACCGTGTCGGTGTTGTATCCGGTCTCACGCTCCATTTGTTTCATGGAAATCTCATAGCAGCCGCAGACAGACGTATGCGGATTCGTCAGGAGGTAGAGCATGAAATATTTCTCCTCCGGTGTAAAGCAATCATCGACCTTGCTGTCTGTCCAGAATGACTGCGAGACGTTTCTGTAATTCTTCATGTCGCCCTCCTGATTTCCTTAATTCGGATGATATGGATTCCCATTAGGTGCCGGCACAGCGCCAAACTGCGGAGGCGGTGCCTGCTGGTATTGCTGCGGCGGATACGGCTGCTGATACTGCTGCGGTGCCGGCGGCGGCGGATATCCCGGATTATACACCGGCGGCTGACCATATTGCTCAGCCGGAGCAGCTTGTGCACCGCTGTCCTGCTGCTTCGATTCGCAGAATTCGACGTTTTCGGCAAGGACCTCGATTCCGTAGTGCTTTGTTCCGTTGTTGTCAGTATAATCATTGTTACGCATTGCCCCCTCGACCAGGATGCGGCTGCCCTTGCTGAAATAGCGGCTGACAAGCTCAGCGCGTGCACGCCATGCGACCACGTTGATGAAGTCCGTCTCGGCCTGCTGCGCATCCTTGGCCTTCGGTCTGTCAATCGCGATCCGGAACCGGCAGCAAGGTGTGCCGCCGGTTGTCTGTCGGAATTCGGGATCCGCTGTGAGGCGCCCCATCAAAATGACTTTGTTCATTTCTTACTCCTTCCCGATCCGCTGCTCAATGTCACTGATCAAGTCACGCAGCTTTTCTTTCATCGTTTCCTTTTCACTGCAATCCAGACGGCCTGCGACCATAACACAGATAGACTGGATCTTTGAATGAACCTCACGCAGATCGCGGTCAACATTCGACCAGTAATTCTCATCATCCTTGCGCCCGAGCTCGTCATCCAATTCCTGCATCATTTTTTTCTGCTCTGCGAGCTTTGCTTCGTATTCCTTCCGAAGCTGCTCCAGTTCGGCACTATTGTCCTGAACAGCGACCTCGACCGGTCTGCTTTCAAGCTTCGTGATCTGTGCCTGCATATCATTCATCTGCTCTGTCCGTTCTTTCAGCCTGGCTTTCAGATCGTTGATTACTTCCTGACGCTCCTGCACTTCCTCATAGCTTTTCTGCGAAGACTCCCGTGCCTGCATCAGCAGCTTGTCCTTGTTCGCGGCATCGGCCTTTAGTGCCTCGACCTGTGCTTTCAGTTCCCTCACCGTCGTACTTTCGATGTCAACGGTCTGAGTGATCTCTTCGCGCTGCTCCTCGGTCACGGATGCCAGGAGTGCAAGCTTTGTCGCTCCGATTTGTCTCATTGATGAGACATTTTCCGCGCTCAGTCCTTCCGCGATCTGGATATACCGGTAAGCGTGCGAGCGCGACATTCCAAGCGCTTCCTCACAATATCCCTCGAAGTTATCATACAGCAGCGCCTTGTAATGCTTTCCGTCCCGCATCTCCTTAATTGCCTTGCACATATCATACAGCGATTCGGCAGCGCTCTGAGCATCGGTGAGGATGCGCTGATGCAGCTGCTTTGCCTGATCGACAGGATCCAGCTCAGCCGGCTGTGCTGCGACGATCGCGGTCTCCTGCTTTCTTTCAATATATACTCCGTCTTCAATCATGCATCTGATTTTTTTTGCGACTTGATCCCATGTGTATGTATATGGCCGTTTGCCGTCAGCAGTTCTCATGTGAATTCCTTTGAAGTCATATCCAACATCCGGCATGTCTGGACCGGAATGACCTCCGCATCCGTATTCCTTCCGCAGAAAAGCCGCAAAGTCAACATCTGTCGGTCTGTTCTTGGCATAGAAATCAGCGACGCGCTGTTTCCCGCCTGCGGTTCCGGTTCCGCGCTGGAGATCTTCAAACAGAAGCCTCTCTTTCTCATCCGGCTGCGCTTCGGCAATCGTGGTCTGCTCTTCTTCCGGGACTTCAATCTTCGCATTTGTCAGCACGGTTTTGATTGCCTTGATGACTGTGCTGTTGAAAATGCGCTTGATCGCGCCGGTGCGGAAGGATTCGAGCAAATCCTCGGTTGTGTCGATCATATTGACCTTGCATTTGCTGTATACAGACGCGCCGATTGCCAGGTGTTCAAGCGTTGTCAGCGGCTTTTTGATGCGCCAAACTCGGACATAGCAGTTTGTTACAACTTCCGGATCGTCATCTTCGCCGAGCTCCGGATACTCCATGTCATCAGAGTCGATGCTGATCGGCTTCTGATCCCAGCCGGGGATGTCAAGAATTACATCCGCGTATTCCTCATATCCTTCTTCGCAATCGACCACACGGCTGATCTGGCCGACATAAATGTCATCATCTTCCTCGATGCCGTTCACCGTGCACAGCATCAGGATCAGCAGCTTCTCCGTTGCTGGCTCATATACAAGCTCCTTGAAGGTGAGCTCTTTGCCGAAAAACTGCTTGCAGTCTTTGTATGGCGCTTTCACGCCGACATTCAGATCTTCGTATTTCACTTGACTTCTCTCCATTTCTGTGCTATAATAGCACCATAAACATTTTCCTTTGCGCCGTGTCCGGGTCTGCCATTCCGGATGCGGCTTCTTCTATATCAGGTCGAAAGCGAGCAGCGCATAATACTTCATCGGAACGTCCGTCAGCATACCGTTTTCCTGTCCGACAATCAAAGCCTCGCCAAATACCTGCGTACCGGAAAGCGCTGTCGCAATGCGATTCAGCGGCTTTTTTATTTTCGTTGAATTGTAGCTTTCGTGAACGATCATAATGCCGCCATCTTTGAGCCGAAGCGTGTCAAAATTTCCGTGCATGTACGATGATATCATATACTGCTCGTCCTCACTCGGAATACCGATGCCCTCGATCTCAACCAGACACGGATTCCGGATATCGTCCAGCTTTATTGCAAACAAATGGCCGGATGCCGTTTTCGGTCGCGGTTTCTTTGTTGATACCAGCGGAGTGTTCGGAATGCCGTTCGGCTCGATCTTTACCGCAATCATTTCTCTTTCTCCTTCCATTTCTGGTCATGCGCATCAAGCTGCTCCCGGATGCAGTCATGGACTTTCTCATTCCATGCAGGCCGCAAATAGTTCTTTGACATAGCGGACAGCATTACAAGCACACGGCAAACCATCCAGCGCGGCAGCTTCAGGGTGACTGTGCGTTCATTCGGTATCATTGCCATTTCTGTTCCTCTACCCACTGCTCGATAGCAGAGCGCCGATCTTCAAGCTTTACAAGCTCTTCTTTCAGCTCAGCGATACGCTGCTCCCGCTGTTCGATTTCCCAGTTAATCGCAGAAACCTGATCGTCAAGAGCCACCCAGATAAAATGCGGCAGCTTGTCCGGTTCCGCGTTCGCGGACTTTTTCTCTGCATCCGCTGACCTGCTCTGTGCGATCATCGCATTGACAGCAGAGGCGAACTGCACATCCTCCGGACTGATGATGCCGGGCTTCGATTTTTCCTCTGCGATCGCAGAGATTTCCTTTTCGATCTCAGCCGGCACGAGCGGCGTATTCGGGATTCCGTTCTCGACGTCTTCGAGCTCCTGCTGCGGCTCCTTTGCAATCTTATTGATCAAATTATAAATTGACTGGTCAGAAACGCCGTACTGCTTTGCGAGCTCCTTCGGTGTTGTCCCGTCCTTCCATGCCTGGAAGATCGCAGCTCTCTGCGTATTGGTCAATTTTCCCATGATGATACTCTCCTTTTTTCTGATGCTGAAAACAATCTCTCTTGCTCGCTCGAAGGATACGTGCAGCCGGTATGCAATGTGAAAATAGTTCTTCCCTTCATTGAGTATTTCGAGAGCTGCTTTCTCATTTGCGGTGTACGCCTGGATGTCACACTCTCCGATAGGAATCCAGTCCACATACATCACCGCCTGTTTGCATTTTCGATTCGGATCTGCGTCATTCGGTCAATCAGCTTTTCTTCTGCAAGCTGGTCGGCCCTTTGCTCCGCCCATTCGGACAACCGCTGCCGCTCGCTGTGCATCAGCTTTGTCATCTGCCGCTGGTCATGGGCGCGGGCCAGCGCAAGCACCAGAACGTCAATGAGCAGCAGGATCGAAAAGCCTGCCCATGCCGGCAGATCAGTCAACAGTCTCATGCGCATTCTCCTCGTGCTTCTTGAACTCAGTCAGACCGGTTTTGAAACCGGCAACAATCGCCGCTTTGAAATAATCCGCGGCAGCAAGTCTCTTTTCCGAAGGAAGATTCATAAGTAATGACTGCACGATTCCAGCCACAATATTGCCGCTTTCTTCACATACATCTGCGAATTTGCCGCTCATCTCGATTCGTGTGTGTTTGCCCTTTTCGGTTTCTGCTTTGAGCATGGTAATCCCTCTCTATTCTCTCCGTAACATCTGTTCTGCGTGCTCCATTGCGAGCGGACGGAGCACCTTATTTGCGTCAATCCCGAGGATCGCGAAATACAGCCAAACGCGGTGCATCGGGATTTTTTCCGGATCCTTACCGTCTGTGGTGACCGTGCAGGGATTGACATGCGCTCGCTTGGCAAGCTCTCCCTGCGTCATCTGCTGACGGATCATCTCGGCGGCAATCATGTCCCAGATGATCCGTGCAGGCGTGCGGGCTCTCGGTGTCTTCTTTGCCATACTCTCACTCCTCTCCGGATTTTACGCCGACCATTTCGGCACAGGTGGTGTGAAGCACAGATTCCATTCGCACAGCTGTAATAATACTCGGGACTTTCAGTCCAAGCTCATACTGTGCAAGTGTAGGCTGCGCGATGCCGACTGCTTCCGCAAGCTCTGCCTGCGTCATGCCGGCACGCTCGCGCAGCTTTTTCAGGTTTTCGCTCAATGCCATGTTTTCACGCTCCTTTTCTAAAAATATATAGCTGTGGTATTGACTACTTGTGCAAAATGGTGTATAATGAGATTGCCACATCAACAGAATACACCACTTCGCTCATAGAGGCTATCTGTGGGCGGCGGTTTGTTGCCCATAGCCTAGGTATATTATAATCTACGATTGTAGATTTGTCAACCCGTTATCGTCTACGTTACTAGATTTTGTCTGATTGCATAAAATAGGAAGGTGATTTTTGTGACAGTTGCCGAACGGATATTCCGAATTTTGGAAGAGAAAAAAATATCGCAAAAGGCTTTTTCAGAAGCCGTTGGCGCAAATGAAAAGACTGTATCTGCATGGCGTTCCAGAGGAACAAAGCCATCAATAGACCTGATCGTCCCCATTGCAAAAGAATTGAATGTTTCACTGGAATACTTGCTGACTGGAGAAGAACAAAAAAGCTCGCTCCCCGAATTAACGGAGAACGAGCAAGCGATCGTAAAGGTATTCAAGGATCTGACCGACACCCAGCAGGGCGAAATCATCGGCAGAGCAAAGGTCATGGCCGAGCAGAATGACAAGGAGTATCTGCGGAAAGAAAGCGTATAGTAATGATAAAGGATGATGCGAGATGAAAAAAGCACTGATTGCTGCCGGAGTGTTTGTCTTGGACGCTTTTACTGTCATCAGCTTTTACATGGCGTTCAAGGATATTAAGAAGGCGGTTCTATGGAGCTTACCAATTCTGATAGGCTGTCTTTTAGTTGTTATCGTATCGCTTTGCCTTCAGCTTAATTCGCTACAAAAGAATATACAAGAAAAAGAAAAGGAAGCAAACGACAAAAACAGCAGCCACGAACAAGCAATTGCCGAAGTGCAAGATCAATTGCAACAGGCTGAAAAAGATAAAGCGGCATTAGAAAAACAAATTGAATCTCTTATTCGTCAGAATAAGCTTCAACGAGAAAAAATATTGTTTCTAAAAAAGAACTGGGATGAAATAAACTTACTGTTTTTAACCGCGATAAATGGCGCAAGACGTGAACGCTTTGAACAAGCATATAAGCTTTATTTATATAAAACGAACATTTTGTTTGATAGTGATAAGGAGGTCTACTAATGAAATTGTATAAGGTTGTACGCATCATTGATGAGCAAAGTATAATGCTGAATTGTGGAGCGCAGCAAGGAATATCAGTCGGAGATATGTTCTATATCCGCTCTAATAGCAAGGATGTTATCTTAGATCCTGATACGAACGAAGTATTGGTAGAAATGCAAAAGTATAAGGCGAAAATCGAAGTTGTTTCTGTCTATGACAAAGTGTGTGTCTGTCAAAACGCTCGGGTTTCAACAATACTGTCTGAAGCCATGTCAGCGGCATTGACCGTAAGGCATCGTTTAGACTTAAATGTTGATCCGTCGCAAATTAGTGGAAAGTTCAGAATGGATGAAGATGAAATGATCCAGATAGGTGACGAAGTCGAGCCTATTCCTCGTCCTCAGGATCAGGGTCAGGCAGATCAGAACGATCAGGAAGACAGTTGAAGTTGATCTGAATCAGCATTTCCATCAGACCGTCAAGTCTTCGATTGATGCTTTCCAGATCAGAATAAATCTTCGCTTCTTCGCCCAGCAGGTCAATCTCTGCATAGTTGACGATTGCTTCAGGAACCTTAATGTTGTGCTTTTCGAGCAGCTGATACAGCAATGAATTTTGAAGACGATACCGGTTAACCGCTTCTTCAAGCTGTTCTGTCCTTTTCTTATCCGTCATAAACGGTTCAGTCAGATATTTATTCATTTTCATTCTTTTAGGAAGGAAATCCATTTTATACTCCTTTCGTTTTTCAAAAAAAACAAGAATAACCTCATAACAGGAGGGAGGTGAAATATCATGGCGGACAGCGTAGAGCTGAGAGCATTCCCGAGCGATAAATATGAAGCACTCGCAATGGCTTACCTGAACGCTCAGGATCTGAGCAGACATACTCCGGAGCAGATTGTGCAAGAGTATGCAGAGGCATTATCCAAGGTTAAGGCTGAATTCAAAAGACTTCATGGATTATCCGGGAACACACAGAAGGTTAGCTACTGATCAGGCTTCAATCATGCGTTTCAGCGCGAATGCGGCATCCGGCAGGAAATCATATTCTTTGTCGGATGCTGTTCCTTTTGCAATACGCTCAGAAACACGCTGTATGCTTTCGAGCAAAGCCCTTGCTGCTTCCTTTTCCATTTCCTGACAGGTCAGTTCGGTTTTGTTTTCATCCATTCCTCACACCCCCTTCCGGTATAGCCTGTCTATATTATATGCCACGTTTGTAGATTTGTCAAGATTATTTGTAGAATTTTTGCTTGACAAATCTACATTTTTACTGTATACTAGATTATAGCCAAGCTATAAAGCATCGAAAAGGGAGTGAGAACATGGCAAAAGCAAAGAAGCTGCCATCTGGCAGCTGGAGCGTCAATCAGTTCATTGGCAAGGATGAGAACGGCAAGCGCATCTACAAGCGCTTCACCGCTGCTACGAAAAAGGAAGCCGAATACCTGGCATCGGAGTTCGTGGCAAAGAAAAAGCGCCCCGTCGGACGGATGACCGTCGGCGAGGCGATAGACAGATATATAGAAAGTAAGGACGGCGTTCTGTCGCCGACCACAGTAAACGGATACCGAAACATCCGCAGGCATCATCTTGCCGGCATCATGGAGATCCAGATCGACCGCCTGACGCGGGAAGATGTGCAGCGCGAAGTCAACCGTGAGGCAAAGCTGCACAGCGCGAAAACTGTCATCAATGCGCATGGCCTTCTCTCTGCTGCGCTTGCAATGCACAATCCTGACTTCATTCTTAGGACTACCCTGCCGCGCAAGGTCAAGCAGCTCAAGCGTGATCTCCCGACATCAGAGGATGTCATCAGAGCCATTCGCGGCAATCCTGTGGAGCTGCCGGTACTGCTCGCTATGTGTTTGTGCCTGCGGCTCTCCGAGGTCAGAGGCGTGCGCAAGAGCGCTGTCGAGGGCGATCGGCTGCGGATTGACCGCGTGATCGTGACCGTTAAGGGCGCACACATCGAAAAGGAACTCGCAAAGACGGATGCCACCAGACGATATGTCGATCTGCCGCCGCACCTCCGTGATATGATACTCGCATCAGAAACAGAGTACATCACAGAGCTGACCGGCAGAGCGATCTACGGAAGATTCGTCAAAGCAATGAAGAAAGCCGGGTTTGAGGGAGTCCGATTCCATGACCTGAGACACATCTCGGCAAGCGACATGCACGCACATGGTATTCCGGACAGAGTCGCAGCTGAGCGCGGCGGATGGTCCGGGACACAAACCATGCAACAAGTATACCAACACAGCTTCTCGCAGGATCGTCAGCGAGCTGATAAAATCATGTCTGACTACTACGAAAAGCTGCTTGATGCAACACAGAATGCAACACATCACATTGAAATGCACGAATCTGCGTGACGTTTCTTCGGGTTCGATTCCCCTCGCCTGCTTACGTGGTAAAGCATCGCATTTGCGTCATTTGTGCGTAGGTGCGATGCTTTTCCGTATAAACATCGTCTTATATTTTCGGTTATAACCATGTCAAAAATTGGCTTTTTCAGATACAATGCAACACGAAATGCAACACAAAGCAACCGGCAGAGGATTACTCCCCTGCCGGTTTGCTTTTACTTGGTGAGTGCTGCCTTAGTCGCCGGGCCGCAGAGGCCGTCCACATCCAGATCATGCTCGAACTGGAATGCCAGCAGCGCTCCGAGCGTGATCGTGCCGAAATCTCCGTCAACCTCCGACTTTCGGAGATACCCTTTTGCAGTGAGCCGCGCCTGCATCAGCTCGACATCGGCGCCATTATCTCCTTTTTTAATCACGCGCTCCGTCTGCTGCGTTTCCGGCTGGTAAATGAATCCGAGAAAGCGGTACTGCGTGCCTGCGCCCCAGTTTCCGCTCTCACGGTATCGGTGCGTTGTCCAGAACGGATTTGTGCAGCCGTAGCCGCTCTCCGACGTGATGATACTGCCGTCAGACTTGATTGCCTCTACCACGGCGACATGCCCCGCGCCGTCGGCAGAAGTCCAGGTCTTGCCCTTTGCCCAGCAGATGATCGCGCCGAGCTGCGGCTTACTGCCGACCTTGAGGCCTGCGGCGATCGCGGTGTCGTAGAAGTCCTCGGCATTCGGAGGATACTGGAAATAAACAAACTTGTTTTTCCCGATGATCTCATTGAACCGCCCCGCCGCATAGCCGACGCAGTTTGCAAGCACATTGCATCCCTTATCTGTCGGCTTGCCAGCAATCGCGCCGGAATAACCGCCGGTTGCAATGCGGTTGTAGTACGGATTACCGTTTTCGGGTTTCGTCAGTCTCGGTTTGAACATTGCTTTTCCTCCTCCTTTGTCAAAGGTAATCATCGGACAGCGCCGTGATAATCACATTCATCCCGGCGCTGATGCCTGCTGCAAGTGCCCCGATCAATGCGGAGCGCCAAACCGCGCGCCCGCCTTCCAGCGTCGTCACGGTGAACGGGATTGCTGCGAGGAAGGCCTGCACGGCGGTCTTGCCCGCACGTGTGAGGATGTCTTTCCACTTGGCTTTCAGCTTTGCTTTCACGGTGCTACCTCCTTTTCCAGTCTTTCAACTCGGTTCGTCAGCTGCCGGATTTGCTCTTTCAAAACCGGCACCTCCTGCGCAAAAACGTTGATTTGCCGGACCTCCTCTGTGAGATTCTGGAGTTTGGTGTCGGTCACAGCCTGCGAGGTCTCCAGCTGATGTGTGATTTCCTTGTTCGATGCCCGCGTTGTGATCACGACCGCGGCGATTGTTGATGCTGCGGAGATTAGCGCGACGACGATCGTGATCCATTCCTGCGCCGTCATTCGTCGCCTCCTGTTCTTATCGCCCAGAACCCGTTCGTGATGAAATGATCGTTGCCGATCGAGAACTGCGCAAGGCCGGAGTTGTAGTTCTGTCCCATCGGCATGTAATATGCATCTGTCGTGTACGATGCTTTGCCGACATCGGCGTTTGTCCCGAACGGGCAGAGCGTCGTTTGCTGTGCAGTCTCAGGCGTGAAGGTTGTCGTCGTGCTAATCGTTGTGCTGTCACCGAGCGCGACGTGCTGAAGTTTATTACAAAGATAATTCGTTGTTGCCGAATTATCTCCTCCGGCAGAAGAAATAACGGCGATTTTGTCGTTGTTCGTTTTTGCGATTAAAATGCCGAATCGTCTATTTGCGTTCCAGCTGTAATAAAAGTCGATGATGATTCCGTTGTCGCATTTGATAATATCTATCGTGGTTACACTTGACAACGGGCCGCTTGTAATGTAGCTTTCTGCCGATCTGTACGAACGAACAGCGAGATAGCCGGAACCGGTACCGTAATTGCCCATTGAAAAAATGATGTTTTCGTCAGCGTCTCTTGCCACGAGCTCGCCACTTGTGAACGTCACGCTGCTGAAAAAATCAGATGCATTTTCATTCAGCCACGCCGCAAGTTCTTCAACTCCGTTTACTTGTGCTCTTGTGATTGCCATTTATTCTACCTCCTCAATCGTCAAAACTGCACTCGAACTTTTGCGTTTCTGCGACTCTATCAGTCGTGATTTCCGCATCCGATACACTCAGGATGGTTTTTGTTGTTTCCTGATATCTATACTCCAAATCAAACGATACCGGATCACGCTCCGGAAAATCATTCCCGGTGACATAACTTATAAACGCAGGACGGAAATCGTCCGTGAGGGTGATTTCCAATTCTGTCGGATTAGTCCAGTGCCACACCCATTTAGTGCTTGTGTTACCATCGAGGCATTTTTGCTCATTCTCATTATCTGTGGAAGGAGTCACATTTGCTCGAACCGCAAAAATACTTGGTGTTATTCGGTTTTGGTTCTGGTCGTAAAAATAGATTTCGTCGATTGCTCCGTAGCTCTGTGCTGACCGCGTTTTTGTGATTGTCAGCACAAGCGTCGGATTCTCATAAATGCGCTTCGCGCTTCCGGCAAATCCATAGCAGCCTTTGTACTTAACGACTGCATTTCCCGCGATTGCTCCTTCGACCTTCGGAGCGAGATTCCTGATTGTCTCAAGCAGCTGCTCGTAGATATCAGGCGGCGGATCGGGATGCATCGGCGCGCCGTCTGTGATGCACCGCGAGCACGGGACGACCGCAGGCGTCGTCGTCCGGATATCGCCGGCATAGACGCCAATCTCGACGCGGAATGCGTTGTAGATCACCGGAAGCATCGCCGTCGATCCGGTGAACTGAACATCTGCAAACCGCTGCTCTCCTGTCGGGATATCAGTCCAGACGACATGCATCGTCTTCAGATCATACGCCCATTCAGTGTCCAGATCGAACACGGCTGCATAATCGCTGTTGCCGCAAACGATCTCAGGCGCTTCCTGCGTCCGGGCGATCTTATTCCGGACTGTAACTTTGATATTCGGCATCTTTTGCCTCCTATTCTGCTTCGTTCAAAGCATTCATAAGATTCGGCGATGCAGACTGCAAAGATGCTCCGCCGGATTGCAGCGCGAGAATCATCTGATAGAGTTCCGGCATGGTCGGACAATACGGCGCATGTTCCGGCGACATCAGGTAATCGACTGCTTTGCAAACCATAGGCTTGAAAATAACGTTATCCGCTGTATATCCTGAATAAATCATTATGATTATACCAACACCGCCTGTGAGTCCTTCTGTAGGAATCAAACTTACGCTCTCTCCGTAATCGTATCTTGCGTAGCTTGACAATGCGGCATATTGTGCATAACTTTGACGGCTTCCGCCCTCTGGACAGCCACACAGTCTGTATGATCCATCAAACAGTTCACCATCAGCCGGAATTGATGCAACTTGAATATATGCATTCGCGGTTGCAGTACCGGAAGCAGTCACCGTTCCGTCATCACCGACCGTAAATGTGATGCCGTTGTGTGTCCGGCTGGAAGCGGTCAGTTTCAACCGATTTTTCGCGCCGCTGTTGATTTGCTGGATGACAGCTTCATCTGTTTTCTGCCGTGCAGTCGCTTCGGCAGCGATCGCATCATCAGTTGCATCGAATCTGCCGTCGAGACTGGACTTTCCGCCTCTTGCTGCAAGGATCTCCAGCTCTACGTCGAGCACCCTCTGATACAACGCTGCAAGAGTCGGTACAAATGTGACGAACGTCGGTGTCAGCTCGTAATCAGACTGCAAGCAGACCATAGCATCCTCGAAATCTACATCGTCTTCAAGTGATGCGTCCTTGTCCTCTCCAGCCCAGATGCGAAGCCGATCCGTCTTTGAGTTGACGACAAACTCTATGTTTGCTCCTTCTCCGCGATTCATCAGGACCGGCGTTGTAGTTGGCCTGATGATTACATCATGCCCTTCGGAGAAAAGATATCCTTCAAGCCGGCATTTCGTTCCGTCGGTATCGGTCGATACAAGATCGCCGAAGTACATGTGATACGTTCCGGCTTCAAGGTCAACCGGAATATCGCAGTATCTGATGCCGCCGGCTCTTTCATACTGCGTCATGTTCTTCGCGCCCGTATCAAGCAGACGCCGGAGCGATTCTTTCAGCGTGCTGATGTCCGGTTCAATATTGATCTCCATGTCAGTATTGATCTGAGAGATCGCTTGTTCGTAATTGTCAAGCCGCTCATCAAGGTCTGCGCAGCCTCCGCGAGCCTTTGCAAGCTCTTCAAAAAGGTTCGTAAAGTCCGCTCTTCCTGCATTCGCGGGGTTAAACTGTGACGTTCCCATGATTTCACTCCTTCGCAATGACATAATCGCCTTCAGCGGTCGTTACATAGTCGCCTTCGGATGTGACGATGAAGACATAGCCCGGCTTCGGCTCAGGCACAGGATTCAAGGCTTCCTGCACCGCTTCGCACAGCTCGTTGTATATGTCTCTTGGCGGCTCGGTTTCAACCGCCGGGATATCTGTAACGCAGCGCAGGCACGGCACAACCGCCGGTGTCGTAGTACGAATGCTTCCGGCAACGACTCCGATCTCAACGCGGCAGATTCCATACAGCGGCGGAATCGCACATGCGCTGCCGGTAAACTCCACATCCTCATGCGCGATCTTGCCGTCCTTCATGTACTGGAATCTTGCGGTCTTCTGTTCGTAGTCATCCCATTCGCTGTCAAACGTGAATGCAGCAACATAGTCGCTGTTGCCGCATACGATGCATGGTTCACCGGTAATGCAGGCGCGCCGTTCGGTAATGTGAATATTGATCTGCATATTAGCTGCCTCCCGTCATGACGCCGCTTGTAAAGTTGATCCAGCCAGTTTGTATATCAATATTCTCCCGCTGCACATCGAGTGTTCCGTCCGCAGCAAGCGTAACATCGGTAACAACAGACGAAGGAGCGGAGACGCCGGCAACAAAGGATACATGGCTGCTCACGCCGCGCCCGCCATTGATGCCGAATGTATTGCATGTGAAATTGATTCCGTCTGCCACAACATTCAGGCCCTTATCATGACGACCGATATCAGGTGAATAAATATCTGCTGATGCGTCGATAGTCACATACTTATCATTGCCAAATCCGCCAATGAGCTGACCGCCGATCAGCTGCACCCAGTATCCCGCTGCATCCCTTGTAAGAACCTGGCCGAAAATATCCGCACCGTTCTGGTCAAGCCGGCAGACGATGTTCCCGGTAGCGTCCGCAACCTCAATCACGCCGTTGACATTGTCCGTGCCGCCCATTCGGAGCGTGCCGCCGCGGATTCGATCTGCAAACATTGTTCCCGTTGCAATAAAGTCTGCAACGATCTGTCCGTTCATGGTCATTGCAAGCCCGTATGGTCCGTGATATCCATTGCTGCTGTATCCGATACCTCCCTGATTCATGCGCCATACGGAGTGTGCAGTTTCGATGTCATCAGTATCCATAATCAGGATTTCGTTCGGGCGGATCACCACATAGCCGGTTGTGGCAGCTTCGATCATCTGAGTTGCAATGCGCTGCGCGGTCTGGACAGTCTGTGACAGCTGATTCGGCAGCTCGTAGTTGATGAGATGCTGCGTCTGCGCTGTCACGCTGGTAATCTTCGCGGTCTTGTCACCGATCTCAACCTCCGGCGTGTACGGCTTCAGGATATCGACCGTTCGCCCGAGCAGCCGGAGATTCTCGTCAAGCCCCATGAGCGGATTCCGGAAGCGGTATGTATCACCGCAGCGGATCACGCCCTTGCCGGAGATATCCAGCACAGATGCGGCATAATGCTTCTTCACGCGGTTATTTTCAGCAAGATACGCCTTACCGCGGGCGACAAGATTCTCTTTGATCGTGATATCGTCAAACTCTGCTGTGCCGACAATCACGCCGTACTTTGCGATTGCTTCGGGATCGTCGATATACGGCACAGTATAGGTGTGCCCGTCGTCAGGATCCACCGCGCCGGTGATCGTCAGGCGTTCGGCGGAATCTCCGCTGTCAGACAGCTGCGCACCGAGCGGCATCAACCGTGTGATGATGTTCGCGGTGTCGCTTTCGATGCTGAGTGACCGGAGATTATGGCCGAGCATGACGATTGTGTCAGCTGTGCTGCCGTTTGTCGCCGCGGTGAGGTAATCAAGCAGCAGACGCCCGTCAGCTCCGCGCCGGACACGCAGCTCACCGCCGAAGCGGCTGATCAGATTCTCCTTGATCTCCGCAAGTGTCGAGCGGTATGCTGTGGTCTTGCTACCGCCCTGGCCGGCATTGATCTCGCCTTGATAGATGTGCTTGCTTTGTTCGGTTGTCGCATTGTGGTAATCCAGCAGCGCCGTCAGGAAGAACGACGGATCCGCGGCATCATATGTATGATAGTCCTGGACGCTGTCATTCAGATAGCCGAGAAAGCCCTCAAATGTCAGCTTCTTTTGAAGCGTCCCTTTGCTGGTCATGCTTTCCGGCGATTTGAGCAGATAGCCCTCGAACTCAATCTCACCTGTTTCCGTGTTCTTCAGCTCAACCAGTGTATTCCGATCACTCAGCATATTATAACAGGCATTCTGCGGTGTAATTGTCAGTGCCAATGATGGAGTAATGCCGACATATTCCTTGAGCTTGCCGGCTGCAATGCGCTGTGTGCTGTTCGGATCGTCAGTATGCAGGATGTGGCGCTCTCCGCCGTTGTCAATCGTGATCTGATACATCAGTACAGCGCTCCTTTCATTGCAAGATTCCGGCGCAGATATTTCAGCCAGTTCTGCAAGTTATCATCAAATTGGCCAGCCATGACCGCAGAAGCGTATTGCAGCACAAGCAAAGCATCTGCATCCGTGATTGTTCCGTCAAGATTTGCATCAGCAAGAAGCTCCTGCTCAGGTGTCAGGCCGCTTGATTCTCCGTGAGCAATATGCTCTGCTGCTGTCAGAATCATAGCTGCATCCGCTGCCGTTACATAGCCGTCACCGTTCAAATCAGGATAACGCTTCTCAGATTCAAGAAGAGGCGGCACCTGGTTCGGAAGCATTGCTGGATTTGCCTGAAATGTGATTGTCACATGCAGAACTGTCAACTGGCCTTCTTCCGGCTTGATATCCGGAGCCCTGGCCTCAAAGTGATAATCAGGATAAGCGCTGTCATACAAATCACGAACGTCGAACCAGCTGAGATGCTTCCGCAGTTCTGTCAGTATGAACTGAACATTTCGGTGATTACGGTCAATCAAATCGAATTTGTATGACAGTGTGCGTTCTCCATAACTCGGTGTACCGAATTCATGCGTGATGTTGCTGAACGGGACACGCTCGGTGTGATCATCCTTCTGCGGTTCGCCGATCTGCCGCGAAAGCAGCCTGAAACCAAGCAATGACGGAGACCAGAAGCCGTGCGTATCCCCGAGATCTATTGCAAATCCAGCGTTCAATGTGCTGTCCCCCTTTCATCCATTTCAACAGTTTCACCTTGCAGAATATCGACTTTCTCCGCAACCATCTCAGCAACCTTTTCGCCGTCCATTTCGGTGTTGCAATGCACATGAACATTGATAATCGGCTGCGTGTCAATGGTGCTGTTGTTGGTCGTGCTGCTGTAATAGTTGTTTGTGATCTCGGATGTCGGACTAGGCTGAATCAAATCGGCGTCCGATCGTTCATTAAATGTCTGGATCAGATTCACAGCTTCAGGATCAATGCGAGGGGCTTTTGGTTTCGGAATATCTGCATTGATATTCATGTCAATGTCCGGAAGTTTCAGATTGCTGAATGCTTCAAGTGCATCTTTCCCGATCTGCGGGATCTCATCCGTAAATCCGACACCGACACCCTGCGCAATATATTTGCCGACGCTGTCGCGCATGACCTTCGACGGAGAATTGATGTCAAATGCATCCTTGAAGCCGGCGATAATACCTGATGCAAAACCGCTGATTTTGTCGCGCAGCCAGTTGCCCATACCTGTGATGCCATTCCAGAGTCCTTCTACGAGATTCTTTCCGGCATCAAACATCTTCTGCGGCAGTACCGAGATACCGTCAACGACCTTCCGAACCAGATCATCAGCACCGTCCTTGCCCTTCCTTGCAAGGTCAGAAGCCCAGGAAACAACCTTTTCGATTGTGTTATCAAGCCATTCCTTCGCCTTGCCGGGGAGCTCCTGGAAGAATTCAACAACATTGTCAAGGAATTCGGATGCGGCTTCCTTTGCACGTTCAGGCGCTTCCTGTGCGAATTGTACGATGTGTCCGATCGCGGTGCCGAGCATATACCCGATCTTGCCCGGCAGCTCGTCAAGGAACTGCATCGCGCCGTTGACAAATTCAGAAGCAGCCTGCTTTGCATCCTCAATCATCTGGCCGAACCAGGATGAAACCGCATTTACAGCATTCGTGAAGATGTTGTCGATCCATTCGTCTACGAGATCAAACATCTCCCCGAAATACTCTACGAGCTTTTCAAGGACCTCCGGCAGCGCCTCTACCAATGCCATGAACAGCGTAAATGCTGCTTCAAGCAGCTGCGGCGTCGCTTCAACAAGAACCGTCACAAGCGCTTCGAGCAGAGCCTCGTTGATAACCGGCAGAGCATCCAGAATCGCATACAGCAGCTGAATAGCAGCATCCAGAAGCTGCGGCGCACATTGAATCAAAACTTCGGCAACAGAAGCAATGATCTCCTCCGTCAGCGGCAGCAGCTCATCTATCAGAAGCGGCAAAGCCTCCAGAAGCCCTCTGATCACCTGAATCGAAGCATCCAGCAGCATCGGCGCTGCCGAAATCAGAAATTTTGCAAGATTGGATACCAGTGCGGAAATAAAGACGATCAGCCGCGGTGCATTGTCAATGATTGATTGCGCGAGCGTCAGGATGATCTGCAATCCGGCATCGAGAAGCGAGGTCAGGACACCAGGATCGAGCAGGATTTCGAGCAATGAGCCGGTGATCTGCACCGCTGAATCCAGAATCAGCGGCAGATTTCCGGTCAAAGACTCTGCAAATGATGTAATCAGATTTTTCGCAGCATCAATGATCTCCTGCTGATGCGCGGAAATACTGTCGGCCAGCCGGACAATCATCTGCGTGCCGAAATCGAACAGGTCGCCTGCTATGCTGAATAATCCGTCCAGCAGCAGTGCGCCGGCCTGAAAAACTGCCTCAGTGATCGCAGGCGCATTAGCGGTCAAGCCCTCTGCAACAGCACTGACCAATGATACACCAGCGGCAACCAAATCAGGCAGATAGCCGGTCAGATGTACGATCATATCCGCCGCAACGCCGCTCATGGACGAGATCATCTTGCCGATGCCGCCGATGATCGTTTCGACACGGGGAAGAATGTTGCCCGCTGCGGCAGCCGCGCTCTCAACCAGATCATCGACCAGCTTGTCAAAATCCTGTGTGTCATCCGCAATGCCGACAAGCAGATTGCTGAATGCGGCCTTTGTCATGCTCACAGAGCCCTGGATCGTTGTCGATGCTTCCTTCGCAGTCGTGCCCATTCGGGCAAATGCTTCTTCCTCTGTCAGAGCTCCGCTTGCAACAAGCTCAGCTGCTTCCTCGGCAGAAATACCGGAGATGTGCATTTCCGTCTGGACTACATGGATTGCCTCGACAATATCAGCATAGCTGTCAAGGTTGTACTCGATGCCGGAGATCTTCTCTGCATCAAGCAGCAGGCGTTCCATTTCATCTTTCGTGCCGCCGTAACCGAGCTTCAGGTTGTCGAGCATGGTATAATTCTGCTTCGCAAATCCCTGATAGGCGTTCTGGATGCTCTCCATACTGCTGCCCATCTTGTTTGCATTATCAGCCATGTCGATGATTGCTTTGTCAGCAACCTGTGCGGCCTTGGCGGTATCACCATCCAGCGAGGAAATCAGCGCAGCGGAAAACGATGTGACCGTCTCCATGTACTCATTCTGAGACAGTCCGGCGGTCCGGAATGCTCTGCCGGCATTCTCAGCCACCATTTGTGCAGCGTCCGGGATATCGTGCATAGCCTCGGCATATCCGCCCAAATCATCAATGTTTGAGCTGATAGCCGCAGAAACTGCGTCAGCCATAGACTGAGCGTCTTCTGCATTCATCTGATACGAATCAGTCAGATACTTGATATAACCGTCTACATCAGCCGACGCCGTTCCGATGCCGTAAGTCACTGCATCAGCAACAGCGTCCATAGACGATCCGACATCGTTCTCCCATTCTTTGAATGCGCCGGCATTGTCATATACTTGCTGTCCGAGCTTTTCCCAGACATCATCACTCAGGTCATCGAGAGCCTGCTGTCCGATAGCTCGGATCGTTCCGGATACATCTCCGAACAGAGTCTCAACGCCGCCTGTGAGCTGCTCATAATCGGCATAAGCTTCAAGCGCCTTGGTTCCGAGCGCAGCCATTGCACCGGATGCCGCAGTAATCGCGCCTGTGACCGCTGCCATACCGGCTTTTGCAATGCCGCCAAGCTTAGAAAGCCCAGATTCAAAGCCGGATTTATCAATACTGGTATCAAATTTCAGTGTGCCGTCAAATGCCATACGATCCCTCCATTCACGGCGGATCAGTACGGCTCATTGGCTCATTGTACTTGATTACCCTCGATTATTTTCACTTCAAATTCGCGCTTGCAGCCGCGTGTACATTTTACGAACACGCCGCTGCATTGCGCTGTGTTGTCATAAAGAATTGTTTTTGCGCCGCAGTAAGGGCAGCGCAGCCATTTCCGCTCGATCGGCGGCTTCATTATGCGTTCCACATCATCGCTCCGATCATCTCATCGTCATACTCAAACGGCAATGCTATCTGCCGCTGGATCTTTGCAATCCGGGCACGCTGCCGCTTATCCGGGATCTCATTCAGATCCGTGCTGCGGTATCCGATGCGGCGCATCGTCATACTTTCATCAGGCAATGCCCGAAGAAGCGAAAGAAATTCCCACCAATGCAGATATTCAACACGCAGCAGATCAATATTGTAGAAACGCCGGAAGTCTCCGAGGATGAACCTCGCATCTATGCTGAAATCCAGAACCGGCGGTTTCGGCGGCTCCGGCTCGTCAGATGCATCATCCTCTTCCTGGTCCGGCGGCTCCGGCTCCGGCTCCAGCGCAGCGCCTCGCAGGAATCCGATCATACTGTTAATCATGCCGGCTGTAACGTTTTCAGATTCTGGATCTGTCCACATACCGCAGAGAGACGCTTTCTCTTCCGGAGTAATTGTCTTATCCGCCAGCATCTCCGCAAATCTCAGCCATTCCCGAAAATCCGTCAGGATCCGGAATTCTTTGCCGTCAGCATTGATGCTGTTCGGGAATGGCTCATACAGAATGCTGATCATTTTTTCTTAGATTGCTTGATTGCAGCGCGTTTCTGTGCTCTGTTCGGGCGGTATTTTTCCAGAAGAACAGCACGCCGCTCATTTGCAGCAGCGGTCTGTGCCGTAACAAATTTCAGAAAATCCGTATATACTTCCTCATGAACCGCTGCACTCATCGGTTTTCCGTCGAAGATCTTCTCCGCCGTTCCATCACCAAACAGATGATCGAACAGATTGCGGAAAAGCATACAGTAAGCCCGGATACGTCCGGATGCTCTGCCGTCAATCCGGATCGTTTTTTCCTCGGATGTCATTGCATCAAACGCATTTTCATAGCGTTCCATGACTTCAACATCTTCAAGATCGAGAGGCAGGGAGATCCCATTGATCTCCCATACCTTCGGATTATTATTCTGGCTCATTGGCGCATTTCTCCTTTATGATCAGGTTTCTTCGGTGAATGTGACGGTCTGCCAGTCATCGGAGCTGGAAGCGGTGCCCTTGATCTGCTCACCGTTAGCCTTGAAGCTGCCGGAATACTTGTAGATATTGGCATCGTCACCTTCGGAACCCGGCGAAACAGTATAATCACGCTTATATGCTTCACCGGTTACGGTATCCACATTGATGATCTCGCGGATTGCTTCGGCACCGTAAAGCTCCTCATTTGTGATCTTTACGATATCGGTCAGCACCGGATCGTTGCGGTGCTTATCGAAGCCATAGCTGATTTCCGGTGCAAAACCGGTTACATCGGTGCGCTGCGTTGCCTCATCGACATACTTGCGGCTGTACTCCTGCGGATTCTTGGACTGAGCCAGCTGCGTGAAATACTTCATGCGATGGTAGGTCGTGGTAGTAACGCCCTCAGTCGTTGTCTTGACGCCGTAGAAGCTCAGCATCTTATGACGCGCTACGATTTCTCCCATTTTTATTCCTCCTCGTAAAGCAGCCGGAGCTGCATCTGATATCTGGCGGTATTGCTGTCAGCATCGAAGGCGTAACCGCCTGTCAGCACTTCGATGGATACCGGATCCCGCCCGTCAAGGTCAGGAAGATCACCGGCAAGGTCATTTTTGCGGATCCAATTTTCAAAATGCTCATAGAATTCAAGATTCTCAATGCATTGGTTGATATCCGCGCTGTAATACTTTCGACTAGCGAAAAGGAACAGAAACTGCTTCATGCACCCGCCGTCAGTATAGCGCTTGAAAACCGAATCGCACGGTACAGCCTCGACAGAATACTCGATTGCCTGATCGCCGAGATAATCGACATACAAGCATCCGTCTTCGTCGAGCTCAGGGAAATCAAGAACATAATTGCGGATGCATTCGATGATAGGTTTCATTTATTTTCCCTTCTTCGCTGTTTGCAGCAGTTCGTCTTTGTGGTCGGCTTTCATCCGGTTCAGCCATTGCTTGCCGCGCAGGCCGCCGGAATGACCTTTGTTGATGTAGTATTCCCGCCTTGCTCTTGGTTCGGTATTGATGATAACACCAGGCTTCTCCTGCTTGTGAGATTTGCTCATCTTGCCGCGATTCTTGAATCTTGGCTGTGCAATCGGGACATAGTCTTCCAGGAGTGTGATCACCTTAGCATCGAGAGCGTTCTGTCTGGTTGCAAAAGCTTTCTGCACATTGCCTGCAAAGTCAGGCGGAAACTCAATGCCTTTGAACTCGATCATTTTGCTGTCACCTCAATATGCTGCACGCTGTCGGAGCCATACCGAAAATCCTTGACGGAAGTAATGGTCAGAGCATCTTTCGGCGGCTGCGTATCATTGAGCGCACCGTTCATGATGCGGTCATCGGTCTTCGGCATGTATGCGCCAAGGTTTGCAGCGGAAACGATCATCAGAATCCTGTCATCCGGATTGCGGGTAATACCGTTTATTGTTTCACCGTTCGTGTCCTCCCAGTAGGCTGCGCCTGTCTGGTGGCGGATGTATGTCGGTGTGTGGTTTATGACGGCTTTGGACCAGATCGTTACGCCGGGTGTGTTTGTGAACATTGCGTCACTCCTCTCCGGAATACATGTCAAGCCATCCGAAACGCTGCTGCATCAGACCGAGGTCTTTGAGCTCGTTACGCAGGAAATACAGAGACTGTCCGGCATTGAGATAGCTCATTGTCAGGCTGTAAGCGCCGATGCTCTCAGTTCCCTGTGATGCGACTGTGTTGCTATTGACGCTGTCAAGCGCCCGGCAAACAGCCTGCACAACCACAGACTTGACTGCAAGCGCATAGTCCTCACCGGAAACCGGATCAGCAATCAGCTCGTCGATGTTCTTCTTGTATTTCTGCGCCATCAGCCGGAGCTTGGCGGAAGCCTCTGCAATCAAGACTTCCGCCGTTTCCTGCTGTTGATTGGTCAGCGATCGCCCGAGCGCGGTAATGTCGCTGACCTCTGCATACACCGTGCCCATGATTATTCTCCGTCTCCGGACTGTGCAGCAGCGGCAGCCTGAATCAGCGCAAAGCTGCTCGGATCGAGAATGCCCCAGCCGATGTATGCCTCGGAGCGGAGCACGATCTCATTGGTACGCTTCAGGTCGCCCTGGCCATCCGGATCGCCGTACTGGATGATCTCCAGCGGGATGTTCGCAGCATAGCCCCACTTGAAGCAGTTTGCGAAATCGCCGACGACTGCACGGAGCAGTGTGCCGGTGCCGAAGCTGACAGTGTTGTTGATGTCGGATGCCAGCGCGCCGAATGCTGCCGGATTGCCGCCGAAGCGGAACTCCGGATACATTGCCTGATTGGAATGCGCCATCTTCATCTTGCCGATTGCTGCGCCCATTGCCGGACACATTGCAACACCGGTCACGATACCGTCAGATGTCTGGATCGCGCCCACAGCATCGTCGATGTTGTCATCCGGATGCGCTGCATCATAGGTGATGATGTGCGCAGAATCAGTCACCTTGCCGGTGAAGCAGTTCGTACCGACGATCGTCGAGGCCGTTGCAGTCGCGGGATTGAAGCCGTGGAAGCCGGCAATATCCAGACCGCGGGCGATCTTCTTGGAGAAGCCGTCAGCGAACGCGCGGAGATACGGGATCTGCTTCTCCTCAGAGAGATGCACGAACTCATCCGTAACGCGGTGCTGATAAACGAACTTGATCGGCTTGATCGTGACAGGCGCGATTGCAGCGGGACCGGCAGGCTTCTGAGCACCTTCGCCGACGATAGCGGCCTCACCGTCCATCGTGAAGATAAAGGTATCCGTGCCAGCAAACGGCATCGGCTCAGCTGCGCTCAGCTTTGCAAGGGAAGAATGTCCCTTGACCTTGCTGAACATTTCGGTCACGAGCTCCGGCTTGAAGAGAGTACCGGAAGTAGTCTTGTTAGGCATATAAACCCTCCTTATGCGTTCAGGTCATGTGCAAGCGCACGGTATGCCGCATCCGCATTTGATCCGACAGGCGTTTCAGATGAAAAACTCGGTGTTGCCTGCGGACGCGATGCGAATTTGGAGAGTGCGTCTGCATCTTTGCGGATTTCCTCCTCGGTCGTACCGGAGAGGCGTTCTGCAAGCTCATAGGGCAGACCGACCTCATGCGCGACTTTCGTTTTTACCGAGGCGATCTCGTATGCGCTGTTCTTGGCGGTCAGGTCGGCGATCTTGGTATCGCTCTCCTTGAGCTTTTCGGTGAGGGCCGCGATCTGATCGGTGTGCTTTTTCACATCGTCAGGCGAGAGATAGCCCTCGTACTTCTTTGCTGTCTCGTCAGCAGCAGATTTCTTTGCGCGTTCGATGCGGTCCTTGATGATCGCGTCAAGCGCTTCCTGTGTTTCGATCGGTTTGAATTCAGGCATAATAAAACTCCTATCTTTTCCGCGTAGTTGCGTTAATATGAAACTCTCTGCGGCTTGTGCTCCTTTGCATTGGCGCAGAGCCAATGCACAAGAGATACCGCTTCAAGAAGTGATATGTCTGCGCCTTCCAGCACAGAGGTATAACCAAATCCACCGCCCGAGCCGATTGCCCGGTGTTCGCAGTTCGTAGCAGCCTGAGCAAGAGCCGGTTGATCCATGTGACGGATCTGACCGCCGAACAGCTGCTGTTCAAACAGCGCGTGTGCAGCGACCACATCAGACACCTTCGGAAGCACAGCCTTGCATTTGACTCCGGCGTCCTTCATCTCAGAGGCGAGAACCGTCTGATTGCCGGCGCCGTCGATCACGACAGATTCCGCGTGCGGATTCCGCAGGAACGGCATCAACCAAGCGTTGCCGTCGCGGACCGGTCGGCAGTCGATCGCTTCAATGAAGATCCTGCCGTCATCGAGCTTGACAGCTGCGGCGAGGGAGACATTGCCGGAGTGCCCGTATTTCACCGCAAAGAATACCCGCGGCTTCTTTGGCAGCATCGGCTTTTCTTTGAGCGCATACTCGGACCATTCCTGCTTGCTGATCGCGGATTTCTGCGAGTAGCGGAGCCACAGACCAAGACGCTGGATATTGTCGTCAACCTGATCGTCGCCGAGCTCGCTGCGGATCGTGCGCTCTGTCAAGATCGTGCCGAGGCTCGGATTCGTCAGATACCACAGTTCAGGATCGTGTGCGTCAGTCAGGTTCGGCACAGACCACTCAGCCCAGCCGGCATCTTCTTCCTTGCCTGTCAGGCAGCGGCGGCGGTATTTGAGAAACACATCGCCGGAAGAAACTGCGGTCGGCGGTGTGCCGCACATCAGCGTCTGCGGATTTTTGCTATCCGTGACAACATATTTCAGCGCGGATTCCTGATCAGCGGTGTATTCCTGCGCCTCGTCGATGATCAGCGTGTCGTAGCCTTCGCCGAGACCGCCGGTGCTGCTCCGCGTGCGGAAGTTGATGACAGCCTCGCTGCCGTCCTTCAGCCACTCGATGCTGCGGCGACCGGCTGACTTATACGCCTTGAAGTCCTCGTCTTCACGGTAGCCCATTTTGGCGAGCAGTCTGAGCACCTTTTCCCATGCGCTTGCCGCAGTTGATTCACGGTGCGCGGTGTAAAGGCATCGCCGCTCATGCAGCAGATCCCAGATCGCTCGCATGATCAGGATTTCAGACTTACCGTTTCGGCGCGGGATCGACCAGCCGTATTTCATGTGGATCCACAGACCTGAATCATTCACGGCCATGATGTCTTCCAGCATGAGTGCCTGCCAGTCCTGCGCGGTGCGGTCGGATTGGTTGTAGAGGTCTACGGCTTCCGTTCCGAGTGATTCGGTGTACGGGAGCCGGATGCAAATTGTAGGAGTTTGCTTGCCTAAGCGGACTTCGCTCATGCACAAACTCCTTTCAGATGGTTTTCCAGTCAAATGTCAGCGGCAGCAGTCGGTTCGAGATCAGCTCGACGCCGCCGGAGAAGTCCTGCTTCTGCGCAACGAGCTTGTCGGATTTGTCCCGGTTGCAGGTCATGTGTGCGAGCTGCAAGTTGTTCAGGTCGGAAGGGTGCCCGCCTTTGGCAACCGGAATGATATGGTCGATGCAGGGAGAGAGCGGATGCGGGAATTTCAGCCGGAAGTCAACCGGCTTGCCGCAGATGCCGCAGACCTTCTGCGTCGCGTAGATTTTCTTCTT